GTGGCACGCCGCCACGCCGAGGCGCGCGCACGCCACGAAAACACGCCGACCCAGCCCCAACCATTACCGTCCGCGCCAGCCCCCGCAGAAGCCACTCCACCGCGCGCCTTGCCCGACGAAGTCGGCAACTCGTACCAGGCCGCGCGCGCTGTAAAGGAAAAATACGCCGCGCTGTCGGCGCGTCTCGAATACCAGCGTGCGGCCGGCAAGATGATCGACCGCGACGCCGTTGCCGCCGCCATCGAGGACATCGTGATCGCCATGCGGCAGGGGCTAGAACAACAACCCCACCGGCTCGCTCCCGAGCTCGTCGGGCAAGACCTCGACAGCATCCGAGCCACCCTCAAGCGCGAAACCACTGCCGTCCTCGCCGCCATGAGCAAGGACTTTCACACCCGCCTGCAGCAACTCGCCGGCCAGCAGGAACAGCCCGCATGATCACCGCCCACGTCCCGCCATTCACCGTCGCCCACGCCGAGCCCGCACACCCCTGCGCCGGCTGTTGCCAGCTTGCCGCCGTAGGTGGCCACGGCCAGCCGCGCGCCCACTACTGCCGCCTGCACATGTCGCCCTTCACCCGCTGCCTGCACTACGCAACGGACAAACCAGGCGACAACCTCATGCACCGCCTTGCCGGAGGGCAGAACACATGCAGATAAGCGCCCGCTTCGACGGCATGCAGCGCCTGCTCGACAACCTCGGCCAGCACGCCCGGCAGATACCCTTCGCCACCATGAAGGCCATCAACTGGACCGCCGAAACCACGAAAAAGGCCACGGAAGTAGCCATGCGACACGACTTCGACCGGCCGACACCCTTCGTCATGCGCGGCCTGTTCATCGACTACGCCACAAAGACCCAACTGGCCGCTGAAGTACGCGTCAAGGACGACGCCCTCGGCCTTGGCGCCCACTCGCTCGCCGAGAAAATAGGTCAGCAGTTTTCCGGAGGCGTAGGACGGCTCCGCGGACGCATGGAAAACGCATTCGAGCGCAACGGCTACATCACCGCCGGCGAATACCTCATCCCCGGGCCAGACGCCACGCTCGATCGCTGGGGAAACCTTTCCGGTGGCCAGATCAATCGCATCTATGCCGCCCTACGGATCTTCCGAGACGCCGCGCAGAACCCCACCGCCAGCCGCCGCAGCCGCAAGAACGCCAAAGCCGCCGGCCGACTGTTCTGGTCGCACGGCAAAGGCCACACCAGCGGCCTGCGCCGAGGCCTCTGGGGCACCGACGCCCAGGGCCAACCGCGCCTCGTCCTCGTCGTCGTCCCCAAGGTCTCCTATCGCCGCCTGATTGAGCTCGACCGCATCGCCCAGATCACCGTAGACCGCGACTTCCGCAAGAACTTCGAGCGCGCGCTGCGGCGCGCCATTGAGACCGCAAAATGACCGACGACCTATTCGACGCCGAATTTGCAGACGCCGCGCGTGCCATCCAACGCGAAACCGTTGCCCATGTCGTGCGCCAGAAGACTGCCGCCATCATCCGCAAGCAAAGCCGCCTGCAGCTTCGCCGCGCGAAAAGCGAAGAGACGCTCGCCGCCGTGCTGCCGGATCGCCTGCCTGCAGGCTATTCCGCCCACATCATCAGCGCCGGCGACGTCGACGCCCTGTCATTTGTCGCCCACATCGCCAAACACCATCGGCGCCTAGACGAAGTCTTGATCTCGAGTTGGTGCCTGGCCCTGCCGGACATCGAATGGCTGGAACAGCAGCAAAGCGCAAACCGAATAGGAGACTTGCGCTTTTACTGTGGCGAAATCCTGCGCGCCACCTACCCCGACACCTACGACGCCATCTGCCGCCTGGAGCGCGCCAAGAAAGCCACACTGGCCATTTCCCGCAACCACGCCAAAGTCACCCTGATAAAAACAGGCGCCGCGCGCTACACCATAGAATCCAGCGCCAACCTGAACACCAATCCACGCATAGAGCAGACGGCGATCCACACCGACCAGGAGCTGCACGCCTTTTACGACGAATTTTTCAGCGCCATACACTGCATCGACGCAAAAAACAGGCGTCAGGAGCAAGCATGCCGCCCCTGACGCCTGATGCATCCGCAGCGCGCCTACAAACCCCGGCGCCCGACCTCGCGCTCTACCAGCGTCGCCGCCCGGCGGATGCCGAGCGACAACTCCCCGTCGCCGTAATCGCGCAGAATCGCCGCGCTGTCGTCGTCCAGCGTCACCTGGCGTCGCGTCCCGCGCACCCCGTCAGCCGGCTGGCGACCCTGCCCGCGTCCCGGCCCGCCGCGCTTCCCAGCGCGAGCCTCCTCGATCGCCGCGATGACCTCGCGCTGCGGCAGCGAGCGCAGCGCGCCAGCGTTCAGCTGGCAGTACAGACCGCTCTGGTCGACCAGCACCAGGGCGCCGGTATCGAACCCGTCGCGCGTGACGGTGCCGAGCACCGACCCGTAGGCCGGCGCCACGTTAGTGAAGCGGCGCCATTGGGAGCCGCCAAGAATTACCGTGATCATTGTTTCTCCTTTGTGGCAGACCAGGCCAGCACTGGGCGCGGTGCTGGCACTACGACCCGAACCGCCTCGCCGACCATCGCGCGAAGCTCCGCGGAGTATTCCTGTTGCCGCTCGAGCCACGGCCATACTGCGGCCGGCTGGCTGAGATTTCCCGTGATGAGCAGGAAAGCGGATCCGTTCCTCGGGTGCGGGACGCGCACCCACTTTCCTGATTCGTCCCAAATATCTATCGCCGCGGGGAGCGCCCCGCCTGCCTTCTGCCACTCGCCGACGGCGGCAACCACATCCGCCGGCCGAACAGCCGCAAAAGGAATGGCGCCAATCCCCTCCTGGTCTTGGCGTGACCGCAGCCGCAGAATCATCGCCCACCCCCGCGGACGTGCGGGTTTTCGATTCGGCGAACAACCTTGCCGCCCCGTGCGACTCCGCACGCACGGGACTCTGTTGGGGCGCCCCATGCGCCGGCGCACGTGCAGCGATACGAATCCGCCGCATGGCGGTCGTCGCTGCACTCGAAAACGACGAGAAACGTCGTGTCTGATTTCTCTGACAGCAAAACCGCTTTTGCCAAAGCTGCTTCGTAGGTGCTCATTTCGTTCCCCTTTCTGTTGCCGTTGTTGATGATTGAATAATACACACTGAACAAACAAAAAGCAAGCATTTTCAGCAATCCGCCCGGCGAATAACCAAAAAACAACCATCGAGCGAACCACATGACCGCCCACACCGACGCACTGATCATCGCTCTGCGAGCCGCCGCCAGAGCGCTGCACCCCAAAGCCAGCCTGCTGGTATCGGAGTGGGCCGAAGAGCATCGCATCCTCTCGGTCGAAGACAGCGCCGAGCCTGGGCGGTGGAAAAACTCGCGCACGCCGTACCTGACCGAAATCATGGACCAGCTTTCTGAAGAGTCGTCGGCGCGCCTGGTGGCCTTCATCAAGTGCAGCCAGGTCGGCGGCACGCAGGCGGCCAGTAACTGGCTGGGCTCGATCATCGACCACGCCAAGGGCCCGGTCGCCGTCGTCATGCCTACCGAAAAATCGCTCTCAGACTGGATGTCGCAGAAGTTCGACCCGATGGTCAAAGGAGCCGCCGCGGTATCCGCCGCGCTCCACACCCGCAGCAACAAGAGCAGCGACAACAACGCGCAACGGAAAAAATTCACCGGCGGCATCCTCTACACCAAAACCGCCGGATCCACGGCAGACCTGAAATCCACCTCGCTGCGCTACGCGATAGCCGACGAAGTCGACGAATGGGACTGGACGACACTGCAGGGCGACCCGCTCGGGCTCCTGCAAGTCCGCCTGACCGCCTTCCATGATCACAAACTGTTCGTCGTCTCCTCGCCCACCCTGAAAGACGCCAGCCGAATCGAGGAGGCTTTCGAAGCCGGTGACCAGCGCCGCTACCACGTCCCATGCCCGTACTGCAACGAACGCCAGCACCTGAAATGGGCCAACATCCGCTGGCACAGCGACCCCGGCGCGAGCGCGCACCGCTGGATACGCGACGCCTGGTACGCCTGCGAGCACTGCGGCAGCGAGATCGGCGAGCACCACAAAACCGCCATGCTCGCCAAGGGCCGCTGGATAGCCGACAACCCCGGGGCCCCCTATCCCAGCTACCACATCAACGCCATCTATTCACCGCTCGGGCTCGGCCGTACCTGGGCCGAACTGGCCACCGAATGGATAGAGGCGCAGGCCGACAGCGGCAAGCTAATGCGATTTTTCAACACCCGCATGGGCGAAACCTGGGCCGACCGATCGCGCGACATCAAACCGAACAGCCTGCAGGCGCGCGCCGAACCGTGGCAGCTCGGCACCATCCCCCCCGGCTGCCTGGTACTGACCGCCGGCGTAGACACGCAGGACGACCGCCTTGAGATACACGTCATCGGCCACGGCCGCGACGACCGCACCTGGACCATCGACTATCACGTCCTCCAGGGCAGCCCGGCAGAGCAAGGCACCTGGAACGCGCTGGCCGACTATCTCAATCGCGACTACACCAACCGCACCGGACGCACCATCCGCATCGAAGCCACGGCCATCGACTCTGGCGGACACTACACGCACGACGTCTACGCGTTCGTGCGCTCCCGCCGCGTGCGCCGCTGCATCGCCGTCAAGGGCCACACCACGCCGGGCCGGCAAATCCTCGGGCGCCCCTCCAAACAGGACGTCAACACCCGCGGGCAGACCGTCAAAAAAGGCGTGTCGCTCTACCTGGTCGGAACCGACACCGCCAAGCACCTGCTCTATCAGCGCCTGTTCGACGACGCCGACAAAGCCCCGGGTGCTCGAAAAGTGTGCTTCCCGGAAGACCTCGAAGCCGACTATTACGACCAGCTGGTCAGCGAGGCCTTCAACGCCCGGCGCAACCGCTGGGAAAAAAAGAAGGGCAAACGCAACGAGGCGCTTGATACATGGGTATACGCCGTCGCCGCCAGCCACCATCCAGAGCTCTACCTAAACAAATGGCGCCCATCCGACTGGGCCAGACGCGAGGCCATGCTAGAGCCGGACGACGAGTCGCAACACGGCCCCATAGGGCCCGGCCTTGTGCCTGCCACTCCCGGCAACCCACCCCAGCCAACAGCTACCGCACCCACGCCGAAGCCGCCGCGCGCCAGCCCACCGCAACGACCCGCCATCCCCACATCATCCGCCTGGGACAAGAGACTATGAAACGTGATCACCCATCAGCCGAATGGCTCGCCGAACAGATCGCCGACGCGATCGCCCCGGAGATCGGACAGCAGCCATGCCCGCGCCAGGTCGGCCAGCTCGCCCGGGCCGTGCTGGACCGCCTGAGCCTGCGCTGTGGCGGATCGTACATCTACATCCCGAGCGCCATCGCCACCAGGCAAGCCGCCATCCGTGCCGACTTCAACGGCCGCAACGCCGCCGAAGTCGCCGCGAAACACGGCGTCAGTACGCGCTGGGTCCGCCGGCTGACAAGCAAGCCGGGCGCGTAGCAAGAGCCGCGATAGCCGAAAAAAAAGCCGCCCGTAGGCGGCTGGTTGCCGTCGGATACAGCGGTTATTCGCGGAACGCCACCCAGGCGAACTCCCAGTCTTCGGGATCAGAGCTAACCGGCGCGCCTTTGGTGGACGGATTCGCCACCCGCTTTTTCAGGCGCATGACGATCGCCCGGTCGCCGTCGGCGAACGTCGTCTCAACGCGCGACATGGGGATTCTGACGCCGGTCCATGCCTCGATCAGGTCGACGTTCTGCGGATACCCGATGCACGAGCACCAGCCGGACGCGTCGCCCTGGACGACAGCAGCAAGATCGCCGACCGTCGCCGGCGAGTAATCGTATGTGCCGAAATTGCCCGCAGGCATTACGGCCGAATTCATGATAAAGATCATTTTCTCATCCCTAAATTTTTTCAACGGAAGCGCCGGCCGGGAAAGGCACGGGCTCGCCATCCACCAGAGCGAGCGCCGGAACGCTCCCCCACATGTCGCGGATCGGGCGCTCGATTACCATATCAGCGAACACGAGGTCGCCGTTTTCGAGGACGATGGCCTCGTCCTCTGAGAGCTTGCGCCCGAACTTGCGCAGGTCGCTCATGCGACTGCTGCGCAGCGATTCTTCCTCCCACGCCGCTTGAGCGGCGTCTTTCTCGGCCTTGATGCGGACCGATGACGCTTGCGCATCGGACGGAGACGCGGCATCGATGCGCCAAAAGGCGTGCTTGTGGGCACGCCCGATCTTTCGCGCAAGCAACGGCATGCCTGCCGCTGAAGCCGAGGTCATGACCGCTTCCTGCCACGCAGGCGCGGACCGGTCGAGCAGGTCGAACCGCGAACCAGTTATGGTCACGGTCCCATGCCCACCAGACGAAGACGGCTGGAATGCAAGCGCCGGCCAAACTACTACAGCCGGCTCGTCTATAGCGACGAACGCTGGCCTGTTCTTCAGGCCAAGCCACGCGTTTTCCTGGTTGTTTATTTCATGCTGGCGCATGTCCAACTCCTCCGTGATCCACGGCAATTGCCGCCCTAAGCGCGGACGCTGCAACGTCCAAGTCTTGCCAGCGGCGCTCGTAAGCTGCGCCGGCTTCATTTTTCTTCAGCCAAGCGTCGGCTGCAGCCAGGAGCGCTGGCGCGGCCTTGCTTGCAGCCGTCTCAATGCCCATCGCCCGCGCGCCGTCTACGCTGGTAGCGGCTGCGCGTAGGGTTTTGGCTGTAACCATCATCTCAATCCCCCTCTGTATCCGATGACGCATCATGCGCCACCGTGCTTTTTTTGTCGGCTGCGGCAAGCTTGCCGTCCAGCCAGGCCCGCAGGGCCTTCGACGCTCCGCGCCGGATGTACTCGGCGCGCTGCTGATCGCTGACGCGGGCGGTGATGCGGGCCACCTGGCCAGCCGGCGCTATGCTCGGCTGGCGCCCCTGGCCGGGGCGGTTTCCGGTGCGCTGCTTATTCATGCGACGCGCCTAAATCGACGATGATATTCCGCTCTGCATCCTCATTGACCACACAGAGATAAGCCCCTCCGCGCCGCTCGCCAAACTGCCCGCCACACGTGCATCCTGCAATTCCGCAGAGTTGGCGACGAGTGCGCAGCATGGTGGCACGGCTGATCTTGTGCATGCCGGCGAACCTGCCTTCTTTGATGGCCACCGGCCGGACGGTAGCAGAAGTGTTGTGAAAATCGTTTGTGAGGGTGAAGGCTTCCATTTCGTTCTCCTGTTGTTGTGTTTCGATAACTGTATTGTACGACAATACAGAACAAAGTCAACAAAAATCTGTTCCTTTGCGCCAATTATCGACATTCCACCGCCACGGCAGCCCAACCTCCTGACCATGCCTGGCACCGCACATCGACGACTTCGCCGCCGCCGCCAAAATGGTCTGCCTGCCCTCCCGTACAAAAAAAAGTGAACGATTGCCCCTAGATCGTGCACCCCGCCGCGCGGCATTATCGCGCCATGCGCCGCGATTTCACTGCCCTCCTGTTGGGCCCAGCCGCCACCCTGACCCGCAGTCTCCCCTGCGAAGTTGCGGCGCACCCCCGTCCATGAGCACCGCGTCGGACCTCCTCGCCGCCTACATCGCCGCCGAGCTGGCGATCCTCAAGCGGCAGTCGTTCGTCATCGGCGACAAAACGCTGACGCTCGCCAACCTGGCTGAAGTCCGCCGCGAGCGCGCGCAGCTTGAAAAGCGGGTAGCCGCCGAAACCATCGGTGCGACCAACCGCGGCGCCCGCCATCGCTTGGCGGACTTTTCTTGAATCCGCTGGTCCGCATCGTGGATAGCCTGGTCGCCGCAGTCAGTCCGGCCCGCGCCGTGCGCCGCGCGCACGCCCGCACCGTCCTCGCCAGCTACGACGCCGCGACGCCCTCTCGGCTCCGAAAATTCAGCCGAGAAACGCGCAGCGGCGAAGCGCTCGCCCGCCTCCAATCGGCATCGATCCGCACCCAGGCGCGCGACCTCGACCGCAATCACGAC